GTTTGCATTCTCAACACTTACAGGAAAAGGGTCAATAGACCCATTTAAAAACAGAACGCCATAAACCACTCGCTGACCTGCATTCAGGTAAATAGGAAAGCCACCTCGGTACAACTTGTTGTCGCTTGCCTCATTAGCGGTGTCATCAGCAACAATGTAGATTTGGTCAAGGGTGGTGCCTGTGTAGATGCCTATCTTCAACTCAATGTCTAGATCAGCCGTTTGGTCAAAGAAGTAGCCTGTGGCTTCTAAATCATAAAATCCTGCTTTGTTGATTTCAATGTACATGGCCTGCGTGTGAGTAGGTAGCAAAGTGAAGCCACTAAGAGCCGCACCTTGTCCTAAACTAAAGTCATAAGCAGTACCTCCCGAAGGGTGTTCGGTATATGAATCAATTAGTGCATTCAAAGGTAATTGGTACAAGGAACCTCTAGGTACATTCACATAAGGGAAGGGCATACCATTGCCCCACGCATTCCATTGATAGGACTTTGTGCCTGTCACTTGCCATGCCTGCACACGGATGTTGTCCGTTCCGTCTGCGGTGTATCCAACAACAAAAGCCTCTGAGTCAACGGCATCTGCGGGTAGCGTAAAGTCGCTGAATTTAACTAGAGCCATCAGTAAATTATTTCCAAGGTGAATTGATTGGCAGCACCTACCATACTAGCATCATAATAAGGGAAGGGGTCTGCCGACCCATTGTCAAAGCGAACCCATGGTAGGAAATAGTAATTCCCACCACCCGAAGGAATTTCAACAAAGGCACTTGCTTCGTAAATTTTAGCATCTGAAGCCTCGTCAGCCTTATCCCTAATCAATAGATATTTTGTAGCACCTGCCCAAGTAACCCCATTTGTAGAGAAGTAAAAGCCACCTTGAATATTCAATTCGGCAGTTTGGTCATAAAAGGACATGCGAAGGGTGACCTTGACTAACATTTTAAGGCTAGCCAATCCTGTCATTTGGAAACCCTTGTTTATAGCACCCAACTGAGTCACTCCTGCGGGCAAGCCCGCAAACGCAGCATACCCAACATAAGTAAAGGAGGTGTTTCTAATTATGGTTTGATTGGCGTTAAAGGGAAGCGTGTACTCACCACCACGGGGGACATTAAGAAATGTAGTAGTCCACCAAGTAGAAGCCACCGACTTTCTTCCAATTTGTTGAGCATCACTAAGTTGAGTCACACCCGTGCCTCCGTTTACTAAAGGCAGGACTCCTGTGACTTGTGTAGTCAAGTTAATATCACCTGTGGTTTGAGTTGCTAAGTCAATAGCACCCCCCATGTCGGCAAGATTTAGATCGCCTTCTTGGAATCGTATATTGTCATTAGCGGTTGAGTCATAGCCCACCAAATAAGAAGTGCTCGCGCTAGGTGCTTGAGCCGTAAACTGAGAGAATTTTTTGTTTGCCATTATTCAGCGATTAGTTGGTCTAGACCTGTCAATTCATCAATCATCAAGTCAATGCCGTTTTCAAATAATAAATCATAGACAACAGGGGGTGGTACTGCGCCACCCTCAAGATCCGTTTCGGGACTCCATGAGTCAGAGTATATCGCACCCCATGAGATGGTATTGTTGACAAACCCTTGCCCCCAACCTATCGTGTTATTTACCGATCCCTGTCCCCAACCTATTAGATTAGCCATCTTTGTTCAATCGTTTTAGGAATAACTGCAACTTTGTTAGGTTGTTGTCCTTTGGTTTGTATATGCGCTTACAACACCCAACTTGAGAAGTATGAGTCCTTTTCGGGGTAGACATCTTCGTTTTGGTTTTGATTGTACTCAGGAAACAATGATTGGTTGAAACATATGTAGTCAAGGAATCTACGAGTGTAGTAGTCCGCAACCTTCTGCTCTTTTGCGATTAAAAAATCAACCTCATCCTTATCAACCGACTGCCCTGTGTCGCTCTGATGCTTATACACCCCATTGTTTGCAATCGTGTATGCTGCAAAGGGCAAGTACTCAATCATAGCCCAATGAATAAGCATGGGCTGCACATATGTGTTGACCAAAGACAGGTAGTTCCCTGCTAGTGTACCTGCGAGGATGTCTGCTGAGATCTTGTTGTACAACCGAGTGCCTAAAAAGTTTTGTATATGAATCTCCTGTGCGATCTTAATAAACTGCATGAACTTATCGGGATCTACATTCCCTCCAAGCGCAGTATTCTTCACCACATCTTTACGACCTACAAATAGTGCAGTAGCCATCTCTTATATTATTTCCATGGGGGGTTAAGGTATCCTGCATCCTTCATATCCCTAGGTGCTTGCGCTACCTCCTTGGGGTTATTCGGAATGCGTGCTTCTGATCTCAGCGAAGGATCAAGGCGAGTAATCAGCCGTTGAGCCTCTGCTACTCCAATTCGCTCGTTGTTCTTGCGTAAGTATGTACGCCTCTCCCAAAAGTGCTGACACCACGGGCCTCCTTTGTACAAAAAGATGTCGTAGTTCGCTGATCCATTCGGGCCAAATCCTGCATTTGCACCACTAGCATCTTCAATGTCCTCCTTGCGATATACACGACCTTCGCTCATCATCATAGAGCAGAAGTCACGGCTTTTGCCTTCAGCTTGGCCTGTTGATTTGTATACATATCGCACCTTAATGATGCTTGTATCCTGCTCACTTGTTTGGCTAGGGGTTGAGTTAATCACCTCAGCAAAAGACCAAAGGGCATTGTGCAAATCTTCCGTGTTGTAGTCCACAGGGCGAGCATCAATCAGTTCCCATTGTTCCTCATCAATTTCCTCTCCTAGCGCAGTTAATTTCTCGGCAATGGCTTTCCCTAGTTCGCTGCTCAAACCTTCTTTAGGGACGCAATTAGGTACCTTCTCGCCATTCTTTTCCTTCCATCCAATCATCTCGTAGCCTTCCCAACACGGACCATCATCATCAGCAAGGTTGACATGACTAGAAAAACCACGCTTTTTGACTGCTTCATCCTCCGTGATCACCTTCACATCGTCACCCTGTTTGATTGGGTTCAAAGTGCGGAAGAAAATGTCAAGCGCAATATCGTTGTAAGACAAAACCTCAGAGATGCCATCTAGAATAACTTCCTGCATCGGGTTCACAACCATATTTTCAAACAGGGAGGCAGCCGTAGCCAATTCATCAGCATTGTTGCCCAACCCTGTGCTATCCTTGATGCCTAAAAGCATTGGCGATGTCACTCGGTGAGACACCATCAGTTTCTCTCTCGCTTCATCGGCTAGAAACTCGTATTGTTGGTGAGCATCATTAACTTGTACAGGATCAATGGTTGCTGCCAACTCCTTAGAGTCGTTGAATGCCAAGATGAAACGGCCTGCGTTGCTTGATCCGCTAAACTTCTCACGAATACGAGCCTCAATCACATTGCGTTGCTCTTCATCGGGGATGCCGTTGTTAAAGTTCAGCAACATAGATGGCTGAAGGCCATTTTTGATGTTGTTTAGGTGGAAGTTTGCAATCTCCTCCTCTAGTTCTGCGTATTGCAGACCACCTTGGTAGTCAACAGGTGCGTAGTAGTAGTATCCTGCTCGGTAGGGCTTAATGTAAAGGATCTCAAGACCTTCTTCGCTATAACCAAAGGCAGGGATACGGACAGGATCTTCTTTCTTTAGTCGTACTTGCTCCCAATCCTTAGCGTAGTAATATGCTTCAACCTCCTCAGAGTCGTAGTTGCATTTCTCTGATCGTAGGCACTCAATGGGTATGTGTTCTACATCAACAATCATGTCATGCAGATCGTTGTATACCACCTGCATTGCACATTGTCCCATCATCTTGTAATCAGACACCAACTTGCGTAAGCAGTCCTTGTCAAAGAGTGCCTTCATCTGAGCGTACTGATCGGGCTTCATGGAAGCATCTACGGCATCTAAGCCACCTCCATAAAGCATCTCAATCATTCCATTGATGATAGCGTTGTTGGTAGCACTTCCGTTATACCTGTCAATCAAGTATTGAAAGTAGTTGTTGTCCTCTCCGTACTCTACCCACTCCTTGTTGTTGACCTCTTTGATCACAGGGGCAGTATAGGACTCTAGTTGTACTATACGAATGTTGCTCATAAAATTACAAAGTCGTTATTTGCCGATTCGTAGGGGTAATCATTGTATTTATCCAATCCTGCTTGATAGTTGCCATTCAATGATGTCCTGTAACTGAAAGTGTCAGTTGTCCAATACACCTTGCCCGACCACACCATGTACAATCCCCATTGTTGATAGTTATCCAAAGTTATTGTAGCACCAAAGGGCTTAGAATACACATACATCATTCCATAGTGTCCATCGTTGGCAGTCGTAAAAAGTCCGTTAGGGCTAATGACCTGTACAACGCCATCTTGCGTATATGTTAAGGGACTTATAGTAAACAATTTGAACTCATTCAGTTCCTCATCACGAACAATGAATGTGTATGGAGTAGCAGGGGTTGATGCTAATCTTGTCATCGGGATGAACCGAATGACATTTGTATTGCTATTTGGTGCTAAGCGAATCATATCCTAGTAACTAAGTTACGCCTATGTTGTTACAAAACAAAAGCCACCCCGAAAGGTGGCCTTTGTAACTAGATGCCCTAACACACACTAAATGGGCAGATCTAGAATCTCTTAGGAGTTCGTACCTACTACAATAGTTTCAGTTGAACTAGCAAGTCCTATGAAAGGATTTGCCAAAGTACCGCCATCTACATAACTAGGCATTCTGCGCTCTCCACCTGTCAAAGTTAAGGTATATCCGCTTAAGTCACCCATAGCAGTTCCCGATTGCATGGTTCCTGCCGTAACCTCGCAGCCATGCTCAAGACCTAAAGCCCATACATTCTCGTTGTAGTCAACAACGAATACATGAGGCCGTCCATAGGTGATCAATTTCAATTCCTTATTGTCCTCCTTGCTCAACTTAGTAAGTTGGAGTTCCAATACCTGCTCAAAGAATGTAGTACCATTCTCACGGCTTGAGTTGATGTTTGCCGTAAGTTGGTTCGTACCCTTCACATCATATTGGTATGCAGTAAAAGTTCCTGCTGCATTAGTTAGTTCATCATCTGATCCAAAGGTCAAAACACCTAGATCACCATAATCAACAAAAAACACACGCTGAATGCCACCTACGACATCTTTACAGGGTATGTTACGACCAAGAGTTAAGTCACACGCCATTGTCTTTTTTTGTATTAAAAAAAGGGGCGAGGGCAAAGCCCAAGCCCCCTTTCAGTTTAACATTCAATCACCTACGATTAAGAGTAGTAAACAATCTCTGGTGAAAATCCGTACTGGACACCTGCCGTAAAGCGCATGATAACACGAACATTTTGACTTCCGTCCAAATCGCCCATGTCAAGGACACGCACTTCGTTAGAATCGCTAAGTAAACCTGTGCCGAAAAACAAGTTAGATTTTTGAGCAGCAACCATTTTGTTGGAAGGCAAACCATTGACCATGTTAATCTTAACACCATCAAAGAACAGGTCACCCTGTCCGTACCACATGGTTCCTTTGTTGTCAACACCTTGAGCACCTAGACCTGCCGTACCGAAACCACCCAAAGCACGAACATAAGCACGGGCTACATTTTGAGGGACATAGATAGCAAGGTCTTCTTTGCCGTAAAGTTGATTAGGGATAGCATCTACAATCTTGCCCAACTCGGTGATGACATTGGTAGCATCAACCGTTGTACCTGTAACAGGAACTACTGCACCATCTCCTGCAAAGCTAGTAGTGAATCCTTCAAACTGACCTGGCGTAGCGTTAACACCTTGCCAAATGTTGGTTTCAATGCGCTGCGCTACCTTCTCAGCAACATGAGCCAACAAAAAGTCGGTAAATGTGGGGGGAAGGTTGTCATACACGGAGTAACCCATTTGAACTGCCTCCCAATCGGAACGGAAGTCTTTTTTACAAAGGGTCAAGTTTACTTGAAACTCTTCAGGTTGCAGAATGCGCTCGTC